TCAATCAGTCCTCACTATCAGTTTCATGTGATCGGAAATGATCCTGATGACAATGCCTTCACCGATTGCGCAATCGCCGCTCATGCGGATTACGTGATCACTGAGGATAGGCATTTTGCACCCTTGGCTAATTCCGGGTATAAACCGCAACCAATCACGCCGACGAACTTCATCGCGCGTTATTCGGGGATATTGATTTAGAGGCAGCTGTTGGACTGAGATTGCCGCAACGATCTTACTCTACCCCATCACTGCGAGCGTTGGCCTCGGGGCGATTTGGGGGCGCTTGACCAGAAGCCTCGCCTCGCCGCCGCCCACCAGCAGGTACTGCAGGCTTTCCGCCACATGGGAGAAGCCGTTCTTGTCCGGCACATCGCGAAACTTCGCTGCACCGCCTGCCTGAACACGCTTGTACGCGTAACCGCCGGCCATGGCCTTGCGGAGTACCCGGCAAGCGGGATGCACCAGCAATCCGGGGGCGCCATCAACCAACCGCGTCAGAGGGCCGGCCACTGCTTCGCGCCGCTTGATGAAGTCGTTGGTCGATGCAGGCTGCGCGGGGATACCCTTGGCACGCAGGATCTGGAAGGGCGTGGTTTCATCCGTCTGGGCGCGGATGTCTCCAGCGGGATCGCCTGTGATCTTTGCAAAGGTAAAACCCCGGTAGGTGTCGTGCATGACACGGCTCAGGACTTCCGCAAACCGAACGGCTCCCATGTCCTCGGTCACCAGCTCGCTATGTACCCGCCACTGGCCGGAGGGCGTCACCTGGGCAATCGTCGCCGCCGGTGTAAGCCCGAAGTCGATGCCGATGTACAAGGGCAGCTTGTCCGTGAGCTCAAACTCGGCCACATGGACGGAGTCCTTAAACTCGGGGTACACTGGCTTGCCATCTCGGACATAGCCATACTCCCCGTGGATGTAGACCTTCACCCAGTCGGGATCCTTTCCGCCCAACTGGCGTTCGTAGTACTGGTCCGGCAGATGCTCGCGGTTCTCGGCAAGGGGTGAAAGTCCGCCTGGTTGCCGGAAGAAACGCCAGCCATTGGGGCGCTCCTCCTCAGCCAGACGGTACCACCAGTGATCCGTATCCGGCGGGTTGGTGTCGGCAATGATCCCGCTCCACTCGGTGCCGCCCATCGCCACGCTCGGGTAACGCCCAACGCGGCCGGTGAGACCGTCCACTACCGCCTTGCTGATCTCGCGCGCCTCGTTGATCCACGCGCCAGTCAGCTCCATGGAAAGCAGCTTTGCCACATCTTGAGGACGGTCGAGCGCGATAAAGATCACCTCCAGATCGAGGTCGTTCTCCCGGATATGGTGCATGGGCGGACCTTCATCCACCCAGCGCCCCAGTTGCGGACTGACCCATTGCTGCCACGACTTGATCGTGGTAGTGCGCAGTTCGGGGTAGGTGTTGCGGATGATCCCCCAACGGCTTTTCCGCGTGCCGTCGGAGGCTTTGCGCTGCAACGAGGCGCGACGGAGGATCTCCATGATGCAGACCGTTGACTTCCCGCTGCCGAACGGCCCCATGATGCCGCGGAAGAACGAGTCGTCCTGCATGAACGCCCTCGCCACCGGACCGGGTGGCATGTAGCGGATGATGTGAGTGCCGGTCACTGGCTGTCGTGTGAAAGATCGTAAGCCGAGGGCGAATTAACAGCCTCTAGTCGGGGGCGGTCCCAGGTCGATGTGGATGCTCAGCCCACCGCCCTCGCTCTTGAGAGCCACCTGGTCGCCGTATTCCTTGGGCAGCATCTTCGCGAGGTGCCATTTTCGGAGGTCGATGCGGTTCTTTTGCCATGTGACCCATCCCTGATCGACACGGCCATCGGGGAGAACCGGGGGCGCTTCGTCAGCCAGTTCCATGAGTTCGTCCGCCAGCAGGTGTGCCTGGAGCTCGCGGGCACGCTGGAACGGTTCGGCACAGCCATCCTTGTCGGCTTTGACCCACAAACGGACAGCGCGTTCATCGGGCATGTCCGGGGCGCGACAAACGGACCGAAGCGATTCGCCCGCACTCAGCCGCTCGCAAATCCGCGCCATCAACTTCGGGGAATAGCGTACAGCAGCCTTTGAGCGTGCCACCGGACTTTGCGGGAGCGTCTGTCGTGCGGGATGGTCTGGGTCACTGGAATCGTCCATTGCGATGAAATCGCACCTGCCCACGAAGTTTGGATGTATGCCACTGAATACCGCGTCCAAAAGAACATCATCCCGCTGCGCGGCACACACGAAGGCGGCTCCGCTCCGGCCGCTTGCGCCCGCGCGCCTTGGGCGCCCTTTGCGGGCTCGCTGTGTTGCTCCGCCGCCCACAGAAAAGCATCCCGCTGCGCGGTTGGGGAATGGCTCCCTACGCAGGTCTGCCTGCGGCGGGTCGGGTCTGCGCCCCTCCTCTCCGCCTCCGGCCAGCCCGGCTTCGTTCGCCTTTCCCGCCGCGACCAGGTGGTGTTCATCGATGACACAGCCCGAGCCACTGCGCGCCGGTAACGCCCACATCCCCGGCAATGCCTCTCGCGGCGCACCGATGCCCCTCTCACTGATGCTTGCGCAGGTGCCTGTTGGCACCCGCGTGAGAATGCCTGCTTCGCTCCGTCTCTCAGGCGGGGCGCGGTAGCGCGCCAGTTCCCGCCTTCGCTCTGTCGCTTCGCCTGCCTGCCGCTTACGCGGCCCTCACTCACTCTTGGGGGGCTCCGCGCCCCCCATACCCCTCGGGGGCCTCAGGCCCCCTTTGCTGGCCCTGCGGGCCAACGAACCGGTCTCTTGGAGGCTCCGCCTCCAATCCTCCGCTGCTCTCCGGCGCAGGGCCTCGGGGTGGTTGCTCAAAGACATTCCGGGGCTCTCGCCATCCTCAGAAAACCACCTCGCGCGCGCGTACCGCGGAGCTTCCCGATCGATCACGCCTTTACCCCACGCAAAACCTAGGCATTTCCCTGATCCGCACCTCAATGAAAACCCTGAACCCAAACAGGTTCTGAAACGGGGGTGCCGCAAATCTTGGGCCGGATTAAGTGGCTTATGTTGAGGTGGTTGCAGCTGCAAATATCCGCATTTAGTTCAGGCCTTTTTGTCTCTGTCTCCGTAGCAATAAGTACGGAGGCGATCTGCCTACAAGTCAGCAGTTTAAGCAGCAAAAACCGGTTCTTTTTATGCCAAATTACAGTGCTAACTACGACACCCCGGAAGAAATCAAAGCCATGTCCGCCCACTGGAACAGGGTCAGCTCCACACCCCAGCCGGACACTCAGCCAAACCCTGAGCCAGCCCCAGTGGCACCCCAAAAGGTCGATGGCCTCGACAGGATGCGTTCCGAATGGAACCGCTCCAAAGGCGTCGTCACTCCACCCAAACCTCAGCCCAGTACGGACCCCATCGCTGGCGCCCTCAAGGTTCTCAAGAGCGGCTCACCCATCCCAATCAAAGTCCCGCCAGAGTTCATGGGGATTCAGATTTTCCCTCTGGGCAAAACCCTCATCACCCAGGGCGCCGTCAAACAGCTCCGCCCCTCTGTCATCCACCGCAGCTTCCAGCGCCACGCCTCCGGAGACTGGGGCGCAGTGCATCCCGCCCGTGCCGTCCTTAATTCCACCACAGACACCGGAATCCACCTCTCCCGCTACCAGGTCGATGGCTGCTTCGTAGTCCTTCTCACCCTCGAAAAACTCAACTCCACCGTCCTCGTGATCCAAGCAGCCCAACCCTAACCCCACATCACCGCGCCACCACCCCGGCGCCCGCCCTGCATTCTCCGCCCTAAATCTCAGCAGAACGACAGAAACCAAAAACAAAGACCATGAACTCACTCGAAATCGTCTCAACCCAGCAGCTCGACATCCTCGAACGCGTAGCGTCCGCCATCGCAAAAAGCGGTATGGGCGGCTTCAAAACACAGGAACAGGCTCTCGTCGCCGTATTCCTAGCGATGGCCGAGGGCATTCCCTTTGGGCGCGTCATCCACGAATATCATGTCATCAACGGCAGGCTCACCCTGCGCAGCGAGTGCATACTCGCGCGTTTCCAGCGGGCCGGCGGCTCCATCGAATACCTCACACACAGTGACACAGAGGTCAGGGTCATCGCCTCCCATCCCAAGGGCGGCTCGCTCACCGTCACCTGGACCATTGAGCGCGCCCGCAAAGCAGGCCTCACGGCCAATCCCACCTGGCAGAAGCATCCCGCAGCAATGCTCACCGCGCGCGCCGTTGCACAGGCAGTCCGCGCCGTTTATCCCGCCTGTCTTTCGGGCATCATCGCCGAGGATGAAGCCGTTGAAATCACTGCG